ATTACCTCGAGATTACTCACGACGTAATAAGACAATGTGCCGACGATTTCCTGAACCAAAAATTCATAAAAAGTCTAGGAATGCACATGCCGCACGGTCCTGCCGTGCCTTTAAATTAGAGACAAAGATTTATGTCTCAGCTTGTCTTGGTGCCCTTCGGAAGAGCGGAATCGATGTACCCGAGTTCAGATATCCGTCTGGCTCGTGTGAAAGATTCGCTAATGCTCTTAAGGGCTTTCTCGGGAAGAAGATTTCTTCTGATGAATCTATTCAGATGGCTTTCCAATCAATCAAAAAGGGTTTACCTGATTGTTGTCAATGTATGATTGGGTCTATGGAAAATAGATTACGCGATACACTGATTAGGGCTCCTTTAGTGCCTAATCAATGTTATCTTGATTTTGTCAGAAGAACTGTTAAAAGATTATTCCGTTCGGGATGGGATAATTCCTATGTTAATAGGGTCCTCGGATTTACTGCTCCGATATCAGCTACTGCTGATTGCACTCGCGCTAATGGAGGTGCAATGGGTGCATTCGAGGACCAACAGATTGATCAATTAGATTTCCACGAGATCTGTATGGGTAACTCTTCGTTACCTCCTCCTACAGAAGTGGATGCTGAACTTATCGTTGTTCAATCTGCTGGAAAACCCCGTCCCTTGACGAAATTTGTTAGTCGTTATCAGTTTTTGAGTCCTTTGCATGATTCTATTTATGATCATATTTCGTGTTTTCCCTGGCTTCTTCGCGGTCCTCCGACCAAAAAGAAATTCGAAGATGCGGGTTTTTCTCCTGATTCATCGTATATTTCCGGTGATTATAAGTCTGCTACCGATGGTCTTTCCATCGAGGTTGCCGAAGTTATAATTGATGAGTTACTTAGGAGTTCGAGATATGTGCCTGATCAGATAAAAGAATTAGCTCGGGATATCCTACGTCCGAAAGTTGGTTATAAAAGATTAGAACCTCGTAATATACCGGGTACCTTATTTGAATCTCAGTTCGATGAGGTCTTTAAAGTTACCCGTGGTCAAATGATGGGTTCTTATCTTTCTTTTCCTCTCCTTTGTCTTCAGAACTATATCAGCTTTCTATATAGTATGGGTCCACGACCTGTACTTATAAATGGTGATGATATAGTTTTTGAAGGTGATTTGGAGGATTTTAATTTTTGGAAAAAGTCAATTAAGGACTTAGGATTTGAAGTTGAG